TGAAAACTCTATTACTTTTCAACGTTGTTTGATGTAGTAACCCGAAAATCATATAACCCCGTTCAGCCTTGTTTAACCAACAGCCTACCGGTATGATTTTACCAGGTACCTTTTAATTTCTATTGCATTTAAATTAATTTAGAATAATTATAAAGAAAGTCCAAAACTTCACAAATACACACATAATACACACATATAAACATTAAAATACTTCAGAGAAGTAGTCCAACTCACACTCCTCATACGTTAGGTCCACCCATGGTCGTCCCACTTCACTAAGCGCATCATTGATGGCTCGCTTATGCTTAGCAAAGAAATTCCGTCCCCAATGATATGAGAATCGCAGACTATTTCGTAAATTCTCATACATGGCATCGTAATCATTCGGTCCCTTTCGTATCCAATTTGTTAGCTCTCTTATCGTGTCCTGATCAATTGGAGCTAAAATCAATTGATCATATTGTTCGTGCTTAAAGAAACGTCTCTTTAAAAACGTCACATCTTCCAGCTTTTCGAAGTTGAAAGCACTGCCATCTTTTCTTGCTGATCCATATGTTATCCCACGATTTGATAACCAGGAACATATTCTCTGTGGATAGAAAAACTCTGCTGCTATGTCTGATACTGATATCACATTATCATCGCCATAAATTGTATCCCGTGTGTGTCCCCTATAGGTCACATCAATCAGATTATCCCTCATGTAAAGCCTGTAGTCTTCCTTCATCTTTTTGGTAAGCCATTCAACCTTAAGGTTCAAAAATGCGCAGACCATAATTAACTCATTACAGATCGTATTCACATCCACAGTAATAATATTCCCGCTTGGATTCCCCATCATCGTTTGTATTACAAGATTAATTAACACAGATGTTGTATGTGTCATTTCATCAAATAATACTGCTCTACAAATTTGTGTTTCCTCAAAAGTCAGGGGAACGACTCCCAGGCCAACATCAAATCTATTTATCGGTAACATTTCTATATTGGGTATGTTACTCTTCTTTACCCATTGCTCATATTCACCATAGTTTTGCGATCTAAATTCTGTAAAACTCATCAACCCATTCACATGTGCCTGTTCAAAGAAAAGAATATAATTCCAGTGTCTATACCAATTTAATTTCACCTTCAGGGCCTGTTCGAATAAAAATCCATTCAATGAACCATCAAAATTCTTATAGTCTCCTGCTATCACGTTCTTGAATTTGTTCAAGCGATGGTACAACTTAGTC